CGCGGCGATCAGGTTTGACGGCCATGAAGAGAATGGCGCACTTACAAGTTACTTTGTGGTTTTATGTTGAACGCTTAGCGGCGCAGAGTAACTTGAAGTGAATGGAATTGCTGTGTGTAGTCTTCGCCCTCCTTGTGAGGGCATTTTTTCGTCTTTACTTAACCTAAATTTCAGTATAGTCCTATTCCTATTGCTTCCTTAGTGTGGTCGTGGTTAATGTTTTCATATATATTACGACTAACTGGACACATGAAATGGCTGATAATGTAACCGTGAGCGATGAAAAACTAGGCCGTCTGACCTCAACGGTAGAGAATGCTGTAGAGGATATAAAGGACGTTAAACAGACCATCCAGGAGTTTCAGAAGACATTTCTGAATAAGCTGGACAGATTTGAGTCTCGTCAGGAAGCGAGGGAGAAGGATTTCAATGAGCTGGTGATTAAGGTCAAGCAGCACGAATTGCTGTGGAAGATAGTAGGCTCCATGGCTCTCAGTTCGGTAGGTATCGCGCTATACATTCTTGGCCAGAGTAATACGAACTATGAAAGCATGCAGACGCTCAGGACAAGGGTTACTGTACTTGAGTATCAGATCAACCCCAAAGACGCCCCGAAGCCAATCATCGTGCAGCGAGGCCAGGTGGAAAATGAAAAGTGAAAATAGAGTTGATTTCAGATCCCCATAACTTTTTCAAATTTACATCAGTGTGGCTTACTTCTATAGGTGCCACGCTAACTGGATTATTCCAGTTGTGGCCGGAAGCAGCTACGCAAACGTGGGTGCTCTTGCCTGACGACTTAAAGCAACTTCTCCCGGTATGGACGCCAAAGGCCATTGCCTTCTCTATCATCATTGCTGGCATACTGTCACGCATGATTAAGCAACCCAAACTAACCACCACTAACCAAGGTGAATCAGATGCAAACTAGCGATAAGGGTCTGGCCCTGATTAAGCAGTCAGAGGGATTTCGTGGCAATGCCTATCCAGATCCGGCAACGGGTGGGAAGCCATACACTATCGGCAACGGCACAACGGTATATCCAAGCGGTATGCCAGTTAAGCTGGGTGACAAGGTTACTGAACAGCAGGCTGATGCCTACCTGCGCAATGATGTGAAGAAGTTTGAGGCAGCAGTAAGCAACGTTGTTAAGGTCAAGCTGACACAGGGTCAGTTTGATGCGCTGGTTTCATTTACCTACAACGTAGGGCCAGCGAACATGGCTTCATCGACGCTGATTAAGAAGCTGAACGCGGGTGATGTTAAAGGTGCTGCTAATGAGTTCCTTCGTTGGAATAAAGCAGCAGGCAAGGTGATGGCAGGATTAACCACCCGCCGAGCCGCTGAACGTGCGTTGTTCTTATCGTGAACATCGACATTAAGTCGCTAATCATGCCAGTGGTAATTCTGCTGCTGGCATTATGTGGCTGGTATTATCACGGCCAGTATAAGCAGGCATCAGCAGATCTTAAACTGGCTACCGCTACAATCACCGATATGCTGAGGCGTCAGCGTGAAGTTGCCGCTCTGGACGCCAAGTACACAAAGGAGTTAGCCGATGCTAAAGCCCGTAACGATTCTCTGCGTGATGCTGTTGATGACGGCCGCAAGCGGCTGCGCATCGCAATCAACAAGAACAAATCCACCACCACCGGCATGGGTGATGCAGGAACCGCAGAACTTGCAGAGTCAGTTAGACAAGATTATTACGATCTCCGATCAATGATTGCATTGCAGGATAAGCAACTACGGGCGGCTCAGGAATATATAAAAACACAATGCTTGAGGTGAGTGATGGCTAAAAAGTTAAAAAAGCATCTTGAGGTTAGCGTGCCACTTTATGGGGTGGCCTTCATGTGCTTTCCGACTAAGGAAGCAGAAACAAAATGGCTTGGGTATGAAGATATGAATGATAACTATGCCGCTCAGGTTTCTGTTGGCAAGTCAGATCAGGGTGTCGAGTATGTCTCCATGTGCTTCAGGTCAATTGATGAATATTGCACAGAAACCCTGACTCACGAGTGCGTACATGCCGCATGGAGAGTTCTTGAGATAGTTGGTATAACTGTTTCTGTCGATAACCAGGAGCCGCTGGCATATCTTACTGGCTGGTTATCTCGCCAGGTGAATAATTTCATGATGGCGCATGTTGAGGCTTCTGCTGAATAATTGCCTTACATCACGTTATGATATAACATCATCTAAAGCGGTTGGGCCGCTTAATTTAACTGCCTTGGGGGCATGCTGATGAATCGTTTTATGCAGTCTTTTTTATACGCTTACCAGTCTGAAGCTGGGGAAGGTGACCAGCCAGGCGGAGGCGCACCAAAGACCTTTACCGCCGAAGAAGTACAAGCTGCGATTGCTGCTGCGGTAGCGGATGAGGTTGCTGGCCTGAAGGCAAGTCGTGATGAGTTGCTGGCAGAGAAGAAGGCTGGTGACAAGCGCCGACAGGAGGCAGAAGAGGCGCGAAAGCTGGCAGAGCAAAGGGCCATGAAGGAAGAAGGCCGATTTGACGAGTTTGAGAAAACGATTCGCGGTCAGTATGACCCGCTTATTGCAGAGAAAGATGCGCAACTTAGCGCAATGCAATACCGTATTCTATCCAGCTAGAAGAAAGGCGTTATCGGTAGTCTGGTTGGTGACTTTATCGACCCTAGCGCTGCCGATGTGCTGGCCTTGCTGGTTCGTACAGAGTTTGAAGGAAATGAAGTGGTCACTAAGTTTGCTGGCGCAGATGGCAAGGTTATCACTACAGATCCGGCGCAGTTCAGAAAGTATCTGCGGGAGCACAAAGCATTTTCGCACCTGCTTAAAGCAGATGCAGCGTCTGGCGGTGGGGCTGCCGGGGGCAAAGGCGGCGGGGCCGCAAGTAGCTTCAGTGAAATGACTGAGGAAGAACGCAAAGATCTTTTTCGTAAAAATCCCGCCGAATTTGAACGGCAATTGAAATTACAACGAGGTAAGTAAATGGCTATCACCACTATCGGCGACATCGTAACAGGCCAGACTCCTGTACTGCTGTCGTACATGACGCAAGACCCTGTTGAGAAAACCGCATTCTTCGAGTCTGGCATTCTCACACCTACACCATATGCTGCCGCTATCGCTAATGGCCCATCTAACCTGGCGAATATCCCATTCTGGAAAGCTATCGACTCATCCATTGAGCCGAACTATTCGAATGACGTTTACCAGGACATCGCAACCCCTCGCGCTATCAATACTGGCGAGATGATGGCTCGCGTTGCATATCTGAACGAAGGTTTCGGCCAGGCAGATCTGACCGTTGAGCTGACCAGCCAGAATCCATTGCAGTCTATCGCAGCGCGTATGGATAACTTCTGGATGCGCCAGGCTCAGCGCCGTTTGATTGCTACCTCGCTGGGGATTTACAACGACAACGTTGCAGCTACAGATTCCTACCACACGCAGAACGACATGGTTGTTGATGTGTCGGCCACACTTGGCTTTGACGCTGGCGCATTCATTGACGCCACTCAGACAATGGGTGATGCTCTGATGGGGCCATCTGGTGACGTTCTAGGCACCATTGTGATGCACAGCTTTGTGTACGGACAGGCCAGAAAACAGCAGCTGATCGATTTCATTCGAGACGCGGAAAACAACACCATGTTCGCTACCTACCAGGGATACCGCGTGGTTGTTGATGACAGCATGACAGTGGTTGGCACTGGTGCGGATCGTAAATTCATTAGCATCATCTTCGGGCAGGGCGCTATCGGTTATGGCGAAGGCTCACCTACCGTGCCTGTTGAGTATGACCGATCTCCAGAGCGCGGTAACGGTGGTGGAGTTGAGGTGCTCTGGTCACGCAAGACCTGGTTGCTTCACCCGCTGGGTTACAGCTTCACCAGCGCTGTAACCACTGGTAACGGAACGGAAACCATCGCCCGATCTGCATCATGGCAGGATCTGGCTAATGCAACCAACTGGAATCGTGTTGTTGAGCGCAAGCATGTGCCAATTGCCTTCCTGGTGACTGGTGTTGGCGCATAATTAACCCAGGGCGCGAAAGCGCCCTTGTTTATTGAGGTGATTCATGGCTACAACAGGTAAAGGTTTGCCGCGCAGCCTTGCAGGTGCGGAGATTAGCGCAGCCTGGGATAATGTTACTGGCAAACCAGCGACATTCGCACCAACAGTGGGAACAACGGCTACTACTGCAATGGCTGGCAATAAAGTGCCAACCACAACACAGCGAGGCGGTGTTCTTTTGCAGGCGGCTCAGGCTGATGTTGTTGCAGCGCCAACGCAGGCAGATTACAACTCTTTGCTGGCCAAACTTCGTGCCGCTGGCATTCTTACAGCTTAATTGAGGGTTAAAAAATGGTAGACGTAATCAAGCGCCGCA